CATTTACTGACTGTGCTGCTTCTAATTGAGGTATTAATTCATCTTTGATAATTTGATTGGTTGTTATTCTTGATTCAATATCGGCGGCAACTGCAATCTGTTCTTGTTGTAATACGGTTAACCCTGTTTTAGTTGTTGGGAGTTGAGAAGGTAGTAATCCTTTAAGTTTATCTCCTAACTTATTACCTACATTTTTAATTGTATCAGTTACTCCGCTGATTGCTTTTGCTAATCCATTAGCCGCAGTATTTTTTGGTATGGCAGTAGTTGCACGTTCTCCAGGTAATGTTGCTAACGCTAGCCCTTTTGAGCTGGTACCAGACAACACATCAGTTAATTTTTGACCTCGAGCTACTTTATCTAAGATGCTAAATCCTTCTGACATAACACTGGCTTTAGAAACGTTTTTTACATTCCTTGCAATATTAGAAACACCCCGAGCGGTTTTTAATAATCCCAATGGACTAGTATTACCACCACCACCTAACACTTCTCCGATACCAGGGATAATACCACCTGGACCAAATAAACTATTGTTGCCGCCGCCGAATACACTCAATGGTCCAGGTGTTGAGTCGTAATGTATTGATGCGAAACCTGAAGGGCTATCTTGTTTAACTATTCCTGTACCATACAATACAGTTTCATAGACCACAGTCATTTTATTTTCAAGCATTTTACTTTGAGATTGATCCATTTGATCATGACTGTAATCTGTTATGATGGGATTAACTAAAATAAATGCTGTAAACTGTTTACGGTTTAATTGATAAATTTCAATTGATTCAAAGAACGGACCTGTTTGACCGTTGTTTAAACCAAAACTTGTGCTTTCGCTGATACTGGCGCCGGGTTTATTATATTTTGAATTTTCAGCGTATCCCGGAGGAGTTGTTAGACCACTGGTATTTTTTCCGTCGACAAAATAATAGTTGTAATAGGCCTTCCACATACCGGTGGTGGTGTTATTATGATCGTCGTGGAAAGAAATATTTACAGGTTGATAATCAATTTTACTTTGTACAATAGTTTTCTTATTGTATTGATTAATAGTTTCTGTTGCCATTTTAAATTTAGGAAGGTCAACAGTCTTAACCAGCAGTCCTAGTTCTTGACCGTTACGTCCTATGTATTCTTCAACAATAGGATTTCCATTTTTAAGAATGTTAAATTTAACATAATATAAAAATCCTGCTTTAGGGGCTAGCCTAAAATAATCATCAACATAAAGTCTACTAGCGTGAGAATAGTCTTTAAGTTGAGTAGGACTGTTTATAACTTGTCCTAAAAAATTGGTAAATGCATTTGCCATAGCAATATTTAGTCATAAAAAAAGCCCCAATTACGGGGCTTCTTTTAATTAGGTTGTTTAACCTGTAGCTAGAGAACTTAGAGTTCTTCCAACTGTTGCTCCAAGTCCTAGAGGTTGACCTGTTGGGCCTACCTGTAGTGCGTTGTCGTATTGAATAGTTAGTGCAATTTCCATCGGTGTACTTTCTGCGTAGGCTAACTCGTTATAGTTAACCTGTTGTAGATAGCAACCGTAGATTTCCCATGTTTCTAAAACATTTGGAGCCCAGTTTGCATTGTCTCCGTTACCGCCATCTAACATTTCAATTCTTGTTAAAAACTTGTACTCAGCACCTGATGCAGCACTAGCTTGTTCGAAGAAATCAAATTGTTTCTGTAGTTGTTCACCGACTAATTTTGTTATGTTACCGCCAACATCGTCGCGAACGCTTAATGTCATTGGTTGCCATGTGTGCTTGCCTGCATAGTTAATCTGACTATTGTAAACGTGAATTACTTGATTATCAAATTGAACCTGTGGTCTTTGTGCAGATACTACCTGTTTAGTAAGTTCAGTAGTAGGCTTAGTAACTCCAAAATTTTCTAATGATACTCTGAAGCGATACTTCAGTTTTGGCATTAGAAGACCCTGTGATGAATTACTTTGTCCGCCACCCGGTAGCGGAACTGTAAATCTGCTTAAACTTGCAATTGCCATCTTATTTGCTCCTTGTCCTGTATATTTACCTATTATAGTCCGGCAGCAATATCACCAGTATTTTTCAAGCGTAGAGGAATGTAAATGAACTCTACTGCTTTAACTGGCTCAATAGCAATGTCTAACCATAGTTCTGAACGGTCAATTCTTGTAGGTGTGTTGTTTGTGTCATCACAGACTACCAAGAAGTCGTACAGTGCTCTTTGTCCTACTAACTCTAATAGGAAACTTTCTGTTGCTTGTTTGATTTCGTTACGTGTAATTCTATCATTAGGTTCAAACAAGAATGGTTTGACTAACAATGATAGTTGTCTACGTAGATACGCTACTAAACGTGCAACGTTGATTCTGTCTAATGCTGAAGCATTTTTAGCACGGGTGTATTGTCCAAAGTTAACAAGACCAGCACCTGGGATTGTTGCAATAGGATTAATTTTAACTCCTGCTAAAACATCGCGTAGACTCTGCGGTAGTGCAGTTGTTTTAAACTCGCCGTCTACTAGATAACCAACGCTGGTTGCGTTGTCAACACCACCGCGTCTTGTACCAGCTGGTGCAAACCATTGGAAGCTACGTTGATCGCTTAGAGCGATAGTACGCAACATCATATGACTTGGTGGAACAACAATAAAGTTTCCTAGATTATCATTTGTAAATCCACTTGGATAGAACATAGCCATATACTCGTCGTAGCTAACAGCACCGTCGTCACCGTTGTCAAATGCTAGGGATGTGTTATTACCCCAGGCACTCAATGCTGTTCCTGTAGGTGCTAATCGGAATGGTGTGTCACCAACAACAAACGCTGTTTGACCGCGGTCTGTGTTAAATGCAACCATATTTTGAATTGCTTCTGGATAACCTGGCGCAGCAATCAAATTAAAGATTACTGTATCAGTATCGCGAATGCTTTGATTTGCATCAATAAGACCTTTTAGTCCTTCGACAACAAACCCGCGTTGAGCATGACGACCAAAGCTACCGCGACCCACAGCATCGTTGGGACTTGCTGTAATCCAACGACTTGCATTGTATGCGGCCATATCTTCGTCGCCAAAACGTGCGTTGTTACCGCTGTTGGCATCAAGATTTAAATGTGATTCTACATATTTCTTAACATTAAATCCGCTGCGGCGTAGATTCCATAACTTCATACCACGTGGGTATAGTGCAGGATCGGGTGCATCTGGATCTAGATAGTTACTGGTTAATAAGTCTGCAATATCAGCAGGTGATGTAGCAGAACCTGTTGTACCCCAACGGGCATCAGCAAACAACCATCCATCTGGAGTTGTTTGATCTGCGGTGTCTTGCAATACCCATTTACCGTCTGTACGGATATAGACGTCCTGACCATACATCTCAATGTCAGCTGTGGAAATCCAAATATCGTTATCAACTAATGGATCACCTGTGCTCTGTGTAGTAGGCTCTGTACTGGCTATAATTGGACCTGCTGAGTCAGTTAGAGGATACACATCTCTATAACCTTTCCATGTTGTGCCATTATGCACCATAATATCCACTTCGTCAACTACACTGCTATACCATAGATCCCCATCTGCCGGATCAGTATAAGGTGTATCAGCTTTAGCTTCGTAAACTAAAGGTTTCCAATTTGAAGCAAAGAATGTAATGTCTCTTGGATCATATGTTGCTTTGGCATACAGGTTTTTCGAACCTGACTCAACTCCAGTTGTAGAATTTCTGCTCCATGCTGAGAATCCCAAGAAACTAGTTAATGGTGAGTTAGTTCCGTTCTTTAGAAGAATTTCACCTCCTCTGCTGTGCTGAATACTTAAACTTGTTGGCGTGGCGCCGTTGTATGTTGCAGCCGATGCTGTGACAAAAGTTAAGCCTGTAGAGCTGTTAATTTTTTGTATTACACTGGCAACTGTATCGCCAGGAGTTAGAGTAACTGTGACTGCCGCACTAAAATTTGCAACACCATTTGTAGAAGTTGTTAGACCTTCAGTGATAACAAATGTTGCTGTAGAAGCAATAGTACCAGTTGTTGCTACAGATGTAATCTTAGTTGCACCTGTGGCATTTCTACGCCATGCTTTAAACACTGTTAATTGAGGACTTGATGTAGTACCGTTACCCATTAATGCATTAGATTGAATGAATACTTTTCCAACTGGAATATCACCAGTGCTGCTTAGATCGTTAGTAGCAGATTGGAACTCATCGTATAGTGCAACATTTTGTAGGGTAAATTCAGCAGATGCTGAACTGTATAAGTTAACATACCAATCGGCTCCGTTGTTTGGAGTTGTTGTTTTTACATAAACAGAACCAGTGGCATTTGTTGAAAAATCTGGGTATTTGTAATGCGGGCCTTGGAATAAGGCAACATTAGCTGTAGTACCTGCAGAGATACCGACATCATCCAACATTGCTGTTAGCCCTGTACCTGCTGCTACAGTTATTTTTCCATCAGCAGTAGTACCATTAGACTTAGCACTAGCATCAGCATATAGTTCTAAGTAGCCGCCACTATTGACTTTAGCACCAACACCCCTTTGATACATTTGGGCATTAATACTAGAAGCTAGAGCTGTAACAGTTGTACCACTTAGAGTAATAGTCTGTCCGTTAATTGTTAAAGTATTACCATTATAACCGGTTAGGTTAGGGCTAGATTTAGTAGCTGTTATTATTGGGTAGCTAGTCTGCCAGCAGGTGCTTGAGAATGTGCTAGTAGCATTAAATGCTGTTTCAATATTAGAGCCTACAATTACCCATGTTCCGTTAGAGTTTTTATACCATAAAGTATTTGCATTATCGCTAGTTACAACGATAGCATATTCTCCTTTACTACCAAAACTAGCTGCCGGTGTCACACCTTGGCCGCTAACTGTAGCAGTTGCGTAGTTGTCATTGTCAATTACTGTAATTGCTTTGTTAGTAAATACGGCATCAGTTTTGTTCCACTCAAACACGCCCCATTTGGTACTTGCAGTATCGACCCAATATGTGCCGCCTACCGGAGCTCCTGTTGGAACTGTGGCGCTAGGAGACAGAGCAGCTAGATCTAAATCAGCACGTACAACATAAGCTCTTGAGCTTACGCCTAATACGCTATAGGCAGCTTGTAATCCGTATTCGTTTAGTTCACCGCCGTGTACAGGATTACCGCTGGCATCAGTATAGAACAAAGGTGTTCCAAATGTGTCAGTTAAATCTCGTTGACTAGTTATCAAATAAACTTTTCCAGCATTGGCAGGATCTGTTCCTACTGCTAGACCTGTTCCGCTGGCGTTTTGCTTGTTGGCAGCGGATGCAACAAAAATCATAGGTACTGTAGCGGGTGCGGCTGGTAAGTAAAAACTTTCATCGATTACGCTAATTTCTACACCTGGTGAACTTAATGCCATTTTGTTATCTCCCCATAAATGGTTTCTTATTAGTATATATTTAGTGAGAATGGTTAAAAAATCCAGGCTTAAATACGGAACAAAAGGTAAAGAAAAGGGCGGTGTATGAGAGATCTTTGTAAGAAGTGTCAGCGAAGGCCTGTGGCTATCAACTACAAGAAGGAAGATAGGATCTACTATAGATCTGTCTGTGATCATTGTGCTAAAGATTTTAAGACAAACCGTCCTAGTTGGCTTAATACAGGATACAAAAAGAAAACCGCATGTGATAGATGCGGTTTTAAATCAGAGGACGCTAATCAATTAGACGTTTATCATATCGACGGAGATGTTGCTAACTGTAGATATGAAAATCTAAAGACAGTCTGTGCTAACTGCCAGAGGCTACTACACAAACTTAAACTTCCGTGGAAGAGGGGAGATCTGACACCAGATTTTTAATCTGCCGGCACATGTCGTCGATAGTTGTATTGTTTATTACTGTATGGTCAATAGCGCCACCGACCCAGGCTGTTTCGCTGGCATGTATACCTAATCGTTCTAGTTTTGCTTTGCTCAATGACCATGTTGAATTGCCATCAGGGCCTCGATTTGCTGATAATGCAGCTTCGTACCAGTCCGGATCATTGCCACGTTTAATTCTTACTACTAGACCGCCCGCATTGTGAATTGCTTTGATTTCGTTAGGAAATCGAACATCTGAAATAACAATATTATCTTTGGTTTTTCGCATTTTGTTTTCTAGACTAGCAATCCAAATATCATCATGAAATCCTTGTCGGCAAACTTCTGTGCCCCATTGCTGTAATACCCAGCGAGGAGTAAGTTCAGGAATATTAAGACGCTCACTCCACCATACATCTAGCTGTTCTCTCCACTTACGAGCTTCTGCCGTTCGGCCTTCTAGCAAGGTTCTATCCCAACCAAATACCTGTGCTACAGCATCTTTAAGTGTGTTAGCAAATGAGTCGCGTCTAAAACCGTGACAGTTAACTAGGTAATCTGCGGCTGTATCTTTGCCGCTGCCGATAAATCCAACAAAACCAATAATCATAGTATCCCCTGATGCCACTATAATTTATTATATTTGTGTTACAATGTCAAATTTTTATTAGCCGATTACAAAAGACATAGGAGTTTGATTATCTTTGTAGTTGATTAAATCCATTTCTAGCATTTCCATTTCGGCTTTACCTTCTGCTTTTAGGGCAGTTCCGTTCAACTGTGTGCCGCCCTGTGGACTAGCGATAGTG